ATAAGTTGTTGCCAATCTTCCCAGTTTAATTCATTAGCTTCATTGATAAACAATAAGTTTCTTTTACGTCCTCTAACTTTCTGTGGCATATCTAAACTAATAAACTCAACTAAATTGCCATAGAGTTTATATTCGCTATTAGATTTATTATGATTGTCTTCGTTGTATATGTTTAGCTTACGTAGTATGTCTAGGAAGTCTCTCATTACTGAAGCCCTTAAACTAGGGAATGCCTTTCTACATATAGTTATGATTTTATCTTTGTTCTGTGCACAGTACTCTAATATAACCCATAGCAGTATGTTATAGGTTTTACCTGACCTAGTACCGCCCTGCTCAACGACTATTTTTTTGTCGCTGTTCTTTAGGTGTTTAAAAACCTTATTTGTCTGTATCTTCTGTTTTGTCAATTACCTCTACTACAAAATTAGTAGGTGCGCCATCAGCACCAGTGATTTCTTTTCTTTCTATGTAATCTCTTTTCTTCCCTTTGGTTTTTAAATAGAAAATAGTAGATGAGGGATTGCCCTTTTCGATTTGTTCAAATAACTTAGATTCAACAAAGTCTAATGCTACGTTAGATAGTTCATCAACTTGTTTTTTAAAATCCTCATCATTATTATACCAATCATAATATGTGGTTCTCCCTACGCCAGACCTTTTACAAGCTGTTGTAACAACTCCTAGGGATTTTTCTAACGCTTCTAGTAATGCTTTTTTATGGTGTTCGGTTTTGTTCATTTATTCTAGGGTCTTTATTATTTTTTCTTTTAACTGCCCTTTCCCTTTTTTTAAGATTAAGGCGTGTTACTTCTTGTTTATACGGGTAACAGTGTTCTAATTGTGCTAAAGTATAATATACTATACTAGCCCTATAAAAATCTTCTTTATAGGGTTTTATAGGCATAACTCCGTGAATTTCTTTTTGCCCACTAAATATACATAAAGCACCATCACTTTGTTTTAAAGCTATTTTGTAGTCAGGTAAAACAAGTTCACCCCCTGTACATTTTTCTTTAAGAATCAACACATTACTAAAACTATTTTTTATATTACCGCTGTCTTTATGGTATTTTATAGCGTGGTTTACATTTATGTTAGCTGTTGTATATGGTGAGTCTATTAACCTGTAATCATCATTAACTTTTTCACGTGCTTTAGTTAAGTCGTAATCATAAAGTTCTGGGAGGTGTTTTTTATATATATCACATAAAGTTTTTTGAAATGTAAATAGCTTGTTTGTGTTTTGTTTTTCCTCACTTGTTTTATTACTGAACCTACAAAAGTCATTCCGCAGAGCTACCCTAGGTAATGCGCCAAATACACTGCTTTTAGTTGGTAATGTATTTGCCCTGTATGTTTCTACATATTTAGTTTCTTTCACTGCTTCCCTCACATAGGTTAAAAGTTCCTTATCTATGTTGACATATATACCAATACAAACTCCATCTAAATAAAAAGCTGTGTTTTCATCTATCACGGTATCATAATGGTTTTTATTCGGTGTTGTTTTTAATAACGCTGTACTGTCTTGGTATTTAACTAAATTATATCTTTTCATTTTCTATTATTTTGTAAATCAAAGCCCTGTAATCCTCGCATTGATACCTGCCTAAAAGTATTTCAAGTTTCCCTACAACATTTGCAAATTCTTCTGTTTCAAAAGGGATTGTAATATTTTTAATTTTAGCATCTAAAAACCTATCTAATTTTTCATCTAAACTATTTATGCTATAATCTGTTTCATTACTTACGCTTTCTTCTGGTTGCCACACATCAAGACCCCAATCTTTTAATTCTTTAGTTTCCCAGCCATTTGCTAACATATCCCAATCCCATTCACCAAAGTTACTATTATCTTTAACAATAAATTCTAACTTTTGCTTTTCAGTTAATTCTTCTGCCTGTATAGCATACACTTCAGTTAGCCCTGCTTTTACTGCTGCCTTATAACGCATATTGCCACCTAGTATAACATTGTTTTCATCAACAACTATTGGTCGTAACTCTAACATTTTAGGAAACTCTTTAATGCTTTTAACAAGTTTATCAAATTTATAATCCTTAATTATTCTAGGGTTATTAGGGTTGTTTTTTATTTTACCCACTTTAACTTTTATTGGCTTCATACTTATATATAAATTTATTTAGTTTTTTTTATTAACTTTTTTATATTGTTAAAACAATGATACGCTTCCCAATAACTTATGTTTTTGCCTTTTGCATATTTAGTAATATTGCCATCAGTATTATAATATATATCTTTAAACATTTCTATACGCTTGTCTATAAAATACAAATTTCTGTTTGTTTTTTGAATTATATTTAATCTTTTTTCTAGTTCTTTATGTAATTTATAAAAATCATAACGCTGAGGTGCTTTTAATTTTTTAGGTATAGCGCTTATTTTTCTTCCTGCTTTGTTTAAAACTACTACATCTCCGTGATTATCTATTCTTAAAGTTAGCATTTCTTTTTTATTTTTTCTTATTTTATTCAGAAATAAACCTTTTAAAGTCATTATTATATATTGATGATTAAAAGAATCTCCATAATCTATATTTAACCCGTTATTTAATTTATTTATTATTCTAAAATACATTTCACTTACTATGTCTTTTGCATCA